TCACAAAGACCATGTAAACAGCTCTTGCAGCCGATGGACGGCAATGTCGAAGTAGGACTCGGAAAGCTCAATGCCTATGAACTTTCTACCGGTTTCCATGCAGGCTTGACCTGTTGTCGCTGAGCCTGCAAAAGGGTCCAGAATCGTGCCTTGCTCGGGGGTAATCTCAAGCAGGTCGCGCAGTAGCGGCACTGGTTTTTCCGTCATATGTCGACGTTTGGGGCCGGAGACAATGGAATGGCGGAATATCCCGGGCAAGCACCGCTCATGGGTCGGCATAAATTGGCCTTTGGTGCCGAGGATGATAAATTCGCATTGCCGCTTGAATTCCCCTCGGCTTGGCCGGGCCGAGGGCTTATCCCACACCATTACATTCCGCCAAATCCATCCCCCGGCTTGCAGCGCGTCCGTGAACGTCGGAAGCTGCCGCCAATCGCTGAACAGCATGCAGACGCTTCCGGGTTTGGTCACCCGGTAGGCCTCGGCCAGCCATAGAGTCGCCCAGAACATGAAGCTCCGCTGGTCCCGGTTGTCGCCCAGGAATTCCCTGTATTTTCTGGCCTTGGAATTTTGATACTTTTGTGACGGGCTGCGTTGCCGCTGCGAGGTGGTCAGCCCCCCGCTTGAATACGGCGGATCGGTCAAAATCGCGTCAACGCTGTTATCCTCCATGCTTTGAAGGATGGACAAAGCTTCGCCCTGATGCATACGGGCGTCACCTATCTGAATCAATGCAAGGCTCCTTGTGGTCCTCGCGGAACGCTTGACTGGCGCTCTGGGCACTCAGGTGGTTGTAGGCCCCGCAGCGGGGGCATTTGATTTCCAGGTCATGCGCCTGCCCTTTGGCCAGCAGACGGTTGCAATTGCCGCATCGGATTTCGTGTTTTCTCATTTTAGTTGATCAATCGGATTGCCCCTGCCACACTGCGGCCACCCTGATCAGGGGAATGGAGCAGCGGGTTATCTCTGCGTGCGGCGGCTACCGCGCGTGGGGCCGTGGTCCGGTGCGCGAACACCGGGCCAGTGGGGGCGGGTTGAACGCCCCCGCCTGTTCCTCTCTCAAGGCCCCGGCGATTGCCGGGGCCGCTTCGTTCTCTTCCCAGTCTTCCCTATTCGATTGTCAAAGAGCGTTATTCATTATTCCACCGGCTGCTCAATCGCCCGCTGGCCCACCATGGCCACATACGCCTCCACCTCGGCCAGGTCCGCCGGGCAGCGCAGCAGCTCATAGTGCGCGGCCACGTTGCGGGCGGGCAGGGCCTCGCCCGTGGCCGGGTCAATGGTCTCCGGCTCGCGGTACGCCGGGACGTGGATCAAAACGCTTGGAAACGCGCTCGGGTGCAGGCCCGGGTGCGCGGCCTGATACGCGGCCACGCCCGTCACGTCCGTGTACCACTCAATGATCGTATGATCGGCCTCGGGCAGCGAGGCCACAAAATCGCGGCTCGCCGCATCCTGCCGATTGTGCAAAATTGTATATCCCATTGATGCCTCCTCATTTTGGATCAATCTTAACCGGGCCGATCACCGCGCCGGCGCCGCCCGCACCGCCGGGCTTGGAGTTGGCGGTAGCTATGGCGGCCTCGCCGCCATTAGCCGTCATGGACCCCGCATAGGCGTTGTCCCGGGCAAACATCGTCAGGACCACACCGCCACCGGACGAGCCACCAGACGAGTAGCCACCGATACCGCCGCGCACGCCGTCCGCACTGAGTCTGCCCGCCCCGGCCAGGTCCCCGCCAACGACCAGCATCAGCAGCCCGCCTGTGCCGTCATTGGCAGGTGTGACCCCTCCGGCCCCGGCCGGGTTGCCTGCGCCGCCACCCGGGGTATACCCTCCGGCCGCGTCACCCCCCGGGCCACCATAATTATCTGCATCTGCCGTAGATACGTCGTGCCCGCCACCGGAGCCGCTACCGCCGCTCCAGCACGTGCCATCGCCACCGTCACCGCTGTACTGTGAGCTGGATGAGTGGGCCCCGGACCCGCCTCCACCGGTACCACCCAGGGTGGTCCCGCCGACATTGCCCGGCTGCGTGTAGCCGCCGCTGCTCACCCCGGCCGCGCCCGCCCCGCCTACACGCGGGATGCGGACCACGATGCCCCGGCCGTCCACCTCAGGCTGATTGGCCTCGCTGGTCACGGCATCCAAGCCGCAGCCGTGCATTAGGTCCGTGGCCAGGTCCGTGCCGGCCACCCCCCTGGCCAGCCGCCGGATCGTGATGCCGCCCGCAGGCACCGCATGCCCGTCGCTCGGGGCCACGGGCGTGTCAGCGGTCTGTGCCGCATCCGCCGGGTTGGCATGGCAGCCCCGCGCGGTCATGGTCAGGCTGCCGTTGATCACGGCGTCCCGCTGGGTGTAGACCAGCAGGCCCCGGCAGCGATGCGAGGTGGTCAGGGTCATGCCTGCCTCGATGGTCAGGCTGCGGCAGTGGAGCACCACCATGTCCCCGTCCTCCACGGACGGGACCAGGACCACGTTGTCCTCGCGGGTCCAGCCCGTGATGGCCGTCCACGTCTGGCCGCCGTCCTGGCTGGCCTCGGCACCAGACGCGGACGTGATGCGCACGTCGCCCAGGGAGCCGTCGCCGAACCAGTTGCGCGGGCCGGTGTTGACCATGGCCAATGGGTACATCCACGGGCTGTACATTACGCCACCTCCACAAAGGCCTGGGCCGCGCAGGCGCGGATGAGCGGGGTGCCGCCGGAGTCCCGCACGCTGAGCAGGAGCAGGTCCTCGGCGTACGGGTCGCTGGATACGTCCGGGGCGATGCCCCCGGGCCAGCGCCAGGCGCCCGGCCAGGCCACGCTGCGGCCGCCGGTGGCGTCTTGCTGGATGGTCAGCTCATAGCTTGCGCCGGGCTGGGCGTTTGTCAGGGTGATGGCGGTCACGTCCTCGGTCAGGGTCAGCACGGCCACGGGCGCGGCCGCCACGTCCCAGGTCACGCTGCCGTCCACCGCAATGGGCAGGTTGACGGGCGTGTACGCCTGGGCGGCCTGCCACTCATTGGCCGAGGCCAGCAGCGCGGCGATGCGGGCGGCCAGGGCCGCCGGGGTCACGGCTCGGAGCGCATCCGTGCCGGTGATGGCCTCGGTATTGGTGGCCAGCTCGATGACGCCCTGCGCCGTGGTCGTAGCCGGGCCGGGCATCTGCCCCTCCAGGGCCGCGATCAGCCCCTGCAAAAAGGCATGGGCCTGCTCGTCCTGGTCGTGCTCCTCGATCTTCACGGCGACATGCTCCTGGCTGGCCAGCACCTTGGTGGTGTCCACGGTCAGGCTCAGGGTGGCGGCATTGGCGAACTTGACCGGGGCGGTGATGATCAGTTCGACCTTGTCCGGGGATTCGGGCGCGGGCTTCCAGAGTTCCGGGTGCGAGCCCACGGCCAAAAGCACGGCGTCCGCGTACACGGCCACCTCGCGGATGTACCAGCCGCCCACGGTGAGGGGCACATGGGCCACGAATTCCACCTCGCCGGAAGCAGCCACGGTGATTTCCTGGAGTTCGCCGCGCCAGGTTTCGCGCACCAGCGCGGTGGAATCGGGCGTATGGGCCACGGCTTGGCCGCCGCCGTCGCCTGCGGCCATGTGCGTGGCCTGGAGCTTAACGCCTGTGGCGTCGGCTTGTGCGTAAGCGGCCAGCCCGGCCTGGGTCAGAATCAGGGACATGAATCTCCTCCTTCCTGCTTAAATGCGGGTGCGGGCCACGGTATGGGCGTAGCCGCCACCGTAGACCGTGCCGATAATGTTCAGCGTGGTGGCCCGCTCCGGCATGAGCCGGACCCGGACCGTGGAATAGATGATGCCGCCCGCGCGGACGCCACCTGGCACGCCGCTTGTGGCGCGGATGCCCGCCAGCAGGGACCGGGCAGGCTTGGTCTCGTTCGCCATCTGGTTTAGCAGGTGGTAATCCGCAGCGGTCAGGCCCGAGCCAACCGGCACGCACGCCAGGAATTCGGCCCACCGGTCCGGGTCGTCGCGCCGCAGGTTGTGCATGGTCACGCCCGGATACCCCAGAGCCGCAAAGATACGCGGCATGCCGAGCTGCCCCCCGCCCAGCCGATGCCAGGCATAGGCCCGCAAACAGCGGCGGGCGTATTGCGCGTCTGTCTCCATCTTGTGGCGCGTCAGCCCCCGGCTCTCCGCATGGGCTGGGGTCAGATCCATTTCGCAGGTTTCGGGGTTGAACTGGTTGCGCAGGTGGATAATATCCGTGCGCACCTGGTCCAGGCTGCGGGCCAGCCCCTCCACCAGCACGGCCAGCGGACCGGGCCTGTGCGCCAGGGACCAGCGGAGCGTCTGAAAAAAATAACCCTTGAATACGCCCATGCCCCGCCCCTATGCCTCGTCCGCCTCGGAGGCGGTCAGGTCCAGGCCCGCGAGCACGGCTAACCCATGCTCCGGCACGGCCACGTCCTGGGCCGGTCCGGTCCAATCCACACGCTTGACCCCGCTTGCAACCATGGCCACGGCGGTCAACCGGTCCAGCGGCAAATCTTCGCCGATTTGCAAGGGGGCCACACCCGGCACGGTGGACGGGTCCGTGAACATGGCCCGCAGACGCTGTTCCGCTTCAGCCAGGGCCGTGGCCGCATGTGCGCCGGGCTTGAGGATCAACTCACCGGAAATGATGACCTCCACGGCCTGGGGACCGCGCACCTGCCAGTCGTCATTGACCGGCGGGCCGGATTCCACCCCGTCCGCCGAGGCGGCCGAGGCCACGGACGCACGCACCGCATCCAGCAGGGTCTCGGTGGGCAGGCCTGCCGCGCCCTTGACGATCACGTCCACCGTACCCTGGCCGCGCGGGTGCTGGTCCAGCACTGTGGCAGCCACGCACCCTGGTACGGCCAGCGCCCAGGCCAGGTACGCATGCTTGGTCATGCCGCTGCGCCCCTGCCAGCGCAGGAAATACCGCTCGCGCAATTTTTCCAGGGGTTCCAGGTCCGCAGCCTCGCTCGTGAGCCAATTGGCATCGTTGCCCACCGCGTCCACGCCCGGCACAGGCGTGACCAGCTCCGTGATCTGGCCAGGGGTGACGTTGGCTACGGCTCCGTACGACTCGGACTGCACGGGAACGGTCACTTCGTTCTTGCCGTTTGGGATCACCGCGTCCGCAGTGGTCACAAAACGCTGCACCTCGCCGTTGCCGTCCGGCAGGGTTTTGAGGATGCGTCCGGCCTTGATGGGCAGATTGCCGGAATCCGCAACCCTGGCAAACCGGACCCGGCCTTCGGCCTTGGTGGCCTGCTTGCGCGGGGCTTCCACCTGCTCGGCGTGCCACTCCATCCACTGCTCGTCCGTGGCCGTGGCAGGCGCGGCCTGCTGAAACACCGCAGCTAGGAGCTGGTAGAGCTGGTACAGACCCCAGCAGTAGATTTCGAGCAGCCCGCGCACCACGCCCTTGTTGAGATTCAGGCGGGCCGGGAGCCAGCCCTTGGCCGCGTATTCTTCCTGCACGTCCTCCACATGACCAAAGACCATGCCCCGGATTTCGTCGAGAGTCTTAGATAACGGCGGGGTCGGCATCCTGGATCACCATTTCCTTTTTGGATGTATCAACCGTAATGATGAGATTGCGTTCGTGGTCCGTGTCCATAAATCGGAAGGAAGCTTCAGCGCGCATGGACAGTTCGTTCCACTGCGTGACCGCGCAGGCCACGCTGCCCGGCACCACGCGCGGGTCTTCGCCTATGCGACGCTTGACCTCAGCGGCAAAGCCGATGCGGGCCAGCTCGGTATTTTCGTCGTGCAGCCAGTTCGGGAGCGTGGAGCCGTATCCCTGGTCGTAGAACAAGGTGCCGAGATAGGTTGACAAACGCAGCCGGATATCCTGTATCCCCGTATCAGTACCGGAACAGAGCACCAGCTCGCCGTTGGCGGCCACGCGGGGAGTCAGGGACGCGTCCAGGGCGATGTCGGTACCGAAGATATCAGTCATGCTGTGGCCTCCGGCGGCGCAAGAACCTTTTTGGCAAAAGGTTCTTACGAATCTCCAAAATCTTTTTCTGGTGCTCCGCGCGGGAAGAGTTGTTCATATCGCGCCTCCGCTCCGGCTCCCGGCATGGCTGTTCCCGGCAGTGTCCAGGTTGCCGCCGATGGTCACGTTGCCCGTGACCTCCAGGGATGTGCATTTAATCGGACCGGTCAGGGTGTAGCTGCCCTGCTGGGCAGTGTGCGCTTGGCAGGTGACGCTGCCGATGGTCCCGCCCGGGCCGGAGGACTGGACATTGCCCTCCTGAATGATCAGGGGGGCCTTGATAGTCCAGACGCCGCCGATGGTTTCGGTTTTGTTTCCGCCGATCTCGGCCACGCGGTTGGCGGGCGTGACCTCAATGAGATTTTTGTCCGCGTCGATCTTGATGTACGTGCCGTCGGAGTGCTGGATGACCAGTGCGCCCACTTCGCAGGCCGGTGCGCCGTTCTCGGCCCAGCGGAAATTGGAAATGCGCGGGTGGTTGGGGTCGCCGTCGTAGTATTCCAGGTCGCAGAGTGCGCCCACTTCCGGCGGGCAGACCACGCCACGGTTCGGCCCGGCCCAGAGCACGGGGATTTCCACGCGGGGAATCACCGGCTCGTTCTCGTCCACGGACTCGTCGTTCTTGAGCGGCTGCACGTCCGCCCAATAGCGCCCGTCTTCCGCCGCATACGTGGCCACCACGCGGGCCTTGCGCAGCACGCGGTAGTAGGCCCGCAGGTCGGGCATGATGATTTCCACGGCCCGCTTGAGCAGCGCCTTCAAGTCAGCACCAGGCATGTTCCTCCCCGTATCCGACGAAGGTACGCATGCGGTTCGGCTCCATGACGTGCCGGACCGTGAGCGCGCGGATCCGCGCGTCCAGGCCTTGGCGGGTGTCCACCAGGTGCACGGCGCGCGAGTGCGTCAGGCCGGGCAGCAGAAAGGTTTCCAAGCTGGCCAAGCCCGTGCTCGATGCAGCGGGCAGGTGGCGGATCAGGTTTTCGCCCGTGGCCACCACAGGCACGTCGCCCGGTTCGTCGTAATCTCCCAAAAACAGCGCGGGCGCGCCGTTCTCGCTGCCCAGCCAGAGGGCAGTGGCGCGCATGTCGTGGCCAAAGGCCCGGGTCAGGGTGTGCAACAGCTGGCGCACCGCCTGCCAGACCGGAATGTTCGCCACGGGAAAGCGGGCAAGGGGCTCGTCCGGAATGGTGATGCCCGGCATGGCGGCCACGGGCAGGCCCGTGTGCTCGAGCAGGTGCCGGGCAATGGCCCGCGCGGATTCGTCCGCATAGCACTCCCGCACCGTGGTGCGCACCAGGGTCAGGTCCGGGCCGTCCGCCAGCAGGCAGAGCTGATCCCGGTTGACCCGGCGCACGCCCTGCACCGTGCCGGTCCAGGTGGCGCTTTGCCCGCCCCGGTAGCCATATTCCACGGTCACGTCCGCACCCGTCGGGGATGCGGCTTGCAGCGAGCCGTCCGGGTCGGGCACGTGGATTTCCGCCTTGCTTACAGGCGCGTGTCGCCGGGAGACCAGCTCCAGGCGCGGGCAGCGCCGTACTTCCAGGTTCCCTACGCGCACGCGCTGGCGGATTCCGGCAATGGCGTTCGCGCTCATCGGCTGCGCTCCCCAATGGCCGGGTCCAGGCCCGGCCCCTTGTACGCGCCGCTCACCGCGTCCACCACCGCGCCTACGCGTTGTTCCATGCGCACCACGGGCGGGCGGTACTCGGTGAAACGCAGGGTCGCGCTGATCACGTCGTCCTGGTCGGTTTCAGCGGAGTCCAGGCCGGAGAAGACCACGCGCTCTATGCCGCGCGCGGTCACGTGGGCGTTGGCCACGTCGAGCACGCGGGGATTGGCGTTGTTGTCGTGGCCCCGGAAGAGTCCGTCCAGCTCGGCCAGCTTGTCGTAGCAGGTTCCGGCCTCATCCGTGAGCAGGTCCACGGTCAGGGAAATGTCGCAATCCTCCCAGCCCGTGGGCGTCTTGGCCTTGCCGGACAGCCCGTCCCGCTCGGATTCGTCGAAGCGGACCCGACCCCCGATGTTCTGGGAGCGCAGGATGCCGGGCACGGTCCGGGAGCCGAGCCGCACCTCGCCGTGCGCAAAGGTCAACAGGCCGTCCATCACGCCTCTCCCATGCCGGAAGTGGATTCCGCCGAGCCGTCATGCTGGGCCACGAGCCGTTGCAGCTCGGCCAGGAAGCCGTCCGCGTCCTGCACGCCGGACAGGTGTATTGTCAGGTTCTGAATGGTCACGTTGCGCCCCGGCGCACTGCCTTGCGGGCGCTGGGCCTGGGCCTGCGCCGCTGGAGGTGCGGGCGGCTCGGTCGCGGGCAGGTCCGGCGGAGAAACCGCCAGGTTCGCGGCCAGGGCCACGCCGGAAAGCGCACCGGCAGCCACGGCGTGCAGTCCAGGGGCAGCGGCCTTGATGCCCGCGCCCAGGGTTTCGAGCATGCGCGAGCCGGACAGGGTCAGGCTGGAAAGCGGGCCTTCCTTGGCGTCGGAGAACGGCAACAGCTGGCGCAGCTTGTTCAACCCGGCCTTGACCGCCTCATACGGAGCCGTGACCACGGACTTGACGCCGCCCACGAACGTCTGGATCAGCTTGCGGCCCGATTCGGCCAGGTCGATGTCGAAGAGGCTTTTCAGCCCGTCCCAGAAGCGGGTCACGGCCTGATATGCATCGTTGAAATAGTAGGCGAATACGCCCACCACGCCCACGCCGGACAAGATGGAAAAGAAATCGACCACGCCGGACCAGAGCCGGGTGATGCTCTCCCAGACCGAGTCCAGGACGCGGCGCACGGGTTCGCAGTTGTTGTACAGGGCCACGATGCCCGCCACGAGGGCGGCAATGGCCACGACCACAAGTCCGACGGGATTGGCCGTGAACGCGGCGTTGAGCAGCCACTGCGCAGCGGTCCAGAGGCTCGTGGCACGAGCCACCTTGGCGAACTCCATGGCCACGACCACCAGGCGCATGGACGTGAACGCGGCCCAGGCCGCCGAACCCGCCCAGACCGCCAGGGATAGCCCGGTCATGGCCACGGTCACGGCTCCGAGCGCGGCCACCGTGCCGAGCAGGAAGCGGCCCACGGGATGCCCGGCCAAAGCGTCCAGCCCGCGCACAACAGCGGTGACCATCTGGGTGACCGCGCGCATGGCGGGCAGCAGCAGACTGCCCAGGGTGATGGACAGGGATTCCGTAGCGCTGCCCAGGGCCTTCTGGTCGCCGCGCAGGTTGTCGTTCTGCCTGCCCGCGATCTCTGCGGCGGCTCCGGCGGCTTCAAGCTGGCGGGCGTATTCCGTGATGCCGCCCGCTCCGGCCTGATCGAACAGGGCCAGCACCGAACTCATGGCCTCCGTGCCGAACACGGTCTTGGTGAAGGCCATTTTTTGGGCGCTGCCCATGTTTTCCGTGGCCTTGGCCATTTCCGCCAGGATGGTGATGGGGCTGCGCAGGTTGCCCGCCGCGTCCTGGGTTTGCACGCCCAGGGCTGCCATGGCCTTGGCCGCTTCGGAGGACGGCGCGGCCAGGCCGTTGAGCATGGCGCGCAGGGCCGTGCCCGCCTGGCTGCCCTTGATGCCCACGTTGCCGAGCAGGCCCGCCATTGCAGCGGTTCCTTGCAGGGATACCCCGGCCTTTTCCGCCACCGGGGCCACGTATTTCATGGTTTCGCCCAGCAGTTCCAAGGAGGTGTTGGACGAGGCGAACGCGGCGGTGAGCGTGTCCGCCACTTGGGGCATCTGGCTGGCCTGCATGTCGAAGGCGGAAAGGATGTCGCTGGAAATGTCCGCTGCCCGGCCCAGGTCCGTGGCTCCGGCACTGGCCATGTTCAGCACGGCAGGCAGCCCCGCAATGTTTTCTTGCACGGAGAAGCCCGCCATGGCCAGGTACTTCTGGCCTTCGGCCACCTGCATGGCGGACCAGGCCGTGGTGGATCCCAGCTCGCGGGCCGCATCGGACAGGCGGCGCATGTCTTCGGGGGTGGCCCGGGAGACCGCGCCCACACCGGCCATGGCGGATTCAAAGTCCGCTGCCGTCCCAACGCAGGGTGCAAGCGAGGCAAAAAACACCCCAGCGGCAAGGGCCACCGGAGCCAGGGACTTGGCCAGGCCCAGGGCGCGGCCGGACAGCGAGGACGCGGCCTGGCTGGTCGCGCCCATCTGCCCGCTGATGCGCCGGAGCGGTGCGGTGATCATGTCCACCAGCGACATGGTGGCAAGGACGTTGAAGACTTCCATGCGGCCAGATTAGCCGCGCGGGAGGGGATTGTCGGGAAACTGTGCGAGGGGTGCTTGGAATATTTCGAGGCTCCGTGCGGTGAATTATGCAACCCTCATCGGCGGATACCTCTTCTCCAGCCACAACGCCTGCGCAGCCTGCTTTACAAACTCCTCAACGCAAGGGGACGGTTCCTGATGCAGCCAGTGGCGGATAAGCGCCGCATACTGCCCCAGACCGTCCCCTTCGAGTTCCCGCAGGCTGCGCTGGATCAGTTTCCCAGGTCACCGAACCCGCACGAACCCATGAGCGCCCCGCCGAACGTCGAAGCCAGTCCGGGGTATTCGTCCAGGGCGGCCTGAAGCTCGGCCTTGTCTTCCGGGTGCACGGTCTCCAGGATCAGGTTCTTGAACGCCTGGCCCGCGTTCTTCAGCGCGGTCTTCTGCACGCGGTTCGATTGGGGCGTGGTGGGCCGCTTGAACCGGAAGCTGAACTCCACATCCTGGCCCTTGAAGCGGTCCAGAAAGTCGTGTTTGAGGGCCTTGTATTCGGTTTCATTCGTGGTGGCCGTATTCTTCTCGCTCATGTCGCTACCTTCCTTTTTTCTCAAGTTGGGTGAAAATGCCTGATTATGCCTTCTGGCACGCTACAGGGCCGGGGTGCCGTTCCACTTGATGGGCGCGATGCAGGTGATGTCGAGCTTCACGCCTCCAGCGTTGTCGTCATCCTGACTCGCGCCCGTGTCCTGCTTGGTAATCTTCACGGCAGGGAGCGTGTCTGTGACCGTGGGCAGGTCGTCGTCGCCGTAGCTGACCACGACGACGAACGGAGCACCCTTGTAGACCGAGCCGCCCAGGGATTCCTGGAGCGTCTTGTATTCGTCCCGGTCCAGCTCCATGTTGCCGCCACCCTTGTAGTTCTTGCGGCCATAGCCGCGCGGCACGCTGCCTTTGCCGTGGCGCGGCTCAATGCCGCGCTCATCGTTGTAGTTGATGCTGGTCACGCCCACGGCCACGCCGCTGGGCAGCTGGATGGTCACGCTTTCCCAATCGTAGAGCACGCCGTTGATAGCCATCAGCTCACCCCCTCAATGCGCGGGTCAAAGCTGGACCCGGCGTAGATGTAGCGCGTGAAGAGCTTGATCTTGCGGATGATCGGGATGCCGATCAGGTCCAGTTCCACTCCCACGCCGTTGTTCACGATATCCTGGCCGGGCGGGATCGTGACGATGCGGTCCGCCAGCTCCTTCGGCTTGGCCTTGGTCATGGTGTCCAAGGCGTTCTCAATGTCCGTACTCAGGGCTTCCAGGCCCGTGGCCCCGCCTTCGCGGGCCGGGTCGCCTCCTTCGTCGTACATGCCCTTGAGCGCGGCGATGCGCGCCAGGCGCACAGCCTTGAAGGTCACCCGCAAGACCTCTTCGTAGCGGAAATCGCTGGTGTCCTCGGCCATGGTGCGGGAGTCGCCCCAATAGGGCGAAGTCAGGCCCGCGTAGCTCTTGGCCGTGACCGCTCCAGCGGTTTCCAGGATGCTCTGGGTGCCTTCGTTCCAGCCCTCAGGAAGCGTGCCCTGGCTGATGCCGCCGTCGCGCACGCGGCCCGTGGCCCGCTGCACCGGGACGGACAGCACGCGGCCCGCCTGGAGCCCGCCCCAATTGCGCAAGCGGCTTTGGCCCGTGGACTCGGCCACCTCGCCAAAGGCCACGATGTTCTGCACGAAGCGGTGCGCGTAGCTGGCCCGCTCGGACTTCCAGGCGGAAGCCCAATCGTTCAGGTCCTCGCCGTCGCGGGGCAAGCGGTATTCGGTCTTGAAGTATGTGGGCCGGTGCGCGTTCCACAGTTCATCCGCCTTGGCTCCGCAAGCCGCCCAGTCCACCGCGTCGGACGGTCCGACAAGGTACACGAATTCCACGTCGTAGAGCGCCAGCGGGGTTTCCAGGGCAGTCATCACGCTGGTGATGGACGGGACCGGAGCGCTCAGCCGGACGCTGTATTCCGTGCCCAGGCTCATGTCCTCGTCCGGCACGGTGATGCTCACGCCCGCGCCCGGAACCGGAATCGCGCCGTCCAGGGGCAGGGTACGGACCATGCCGAAGCTGTCGCCGCCGTCCGTGGAGAGCTGATAGGTGCCGACATTGCGCCCGCCCGCCGCCGTGATGCGCAGGACCACCTCGGCAGCGGCCAGAACAGTTCCGGTCACGTCAATGGCCGGGCCGGACCCGACTTGCGATACCGGACCAATGGGACCGCGCACGATGACGGCATAGCGGTCGCCGGAAGCGTGCGCTCCCTCGGCCAGGGTCAGGATGGCGCCGGACGCGCCCAGGGTGACCTGTCCATTGGCCGGGGTGGCCGTGGCGTTTTCCCAGGTCGCGCCCCCGTCCAGGCTGAGCTTGTAGGTGGCGGTGCCGAGCTGGCCGCTGGTGACGATCTCCAGCACGGCGTCGGCATTGCCCGCGCCGATGCCGCTGGCGCTGGCCTCCGGTCCGGGTTCGGCCCCGGCGCTGGTGTGCTTGACCGCGCCGATGTAGCCGCCGGGCAGGCCCGGTACGGGCACGGCAATGACAATGGGTTCCTGGCCGCCCGTAGCAAAGAGATCCCGCAGTCGATCCACCAGGGGACCGACGCCGAGCAACGCGTTCAGATCGCTGCTTTTGCCGAGCAGGTAGCCCTTGCCCACGGTCCCGGCGGAGCAGACCCCGGCCACCAGGGCCGTGCCGGACACGCTGCCCGGAGCCAGCCCGCTGCTGCCGTCGATCAGATATTCAATGACATCGTTCATGTTCGCGCCTCCTTACAGGCGTCCGCCGCCCTGAGGACGGTTCCGAAGTTGGTCCAGGGCCGCAGTGAATTCGGGCGCGGACACCTGCTTCCCCTCGGCCCAGCCCGCAGCCTGGCGCAGGGCAGCCAGTTCCCAGGCGGGCAGGTCGCCTGCCAGCACTTCCACGGGGTACATCTCCGGGGCCTGGGGTTTGTCCTTACTCTTGGCCATTGTTCGCCTCCCTGTAGGTGGGGTTGATGTTCACGTCGCGGATGAGCGGGATATCGCTGTCCCGCGTGGCCATGCCCGTGAACGTGACGTGAAAGGTTTTGCTGCGCTTGGTGAAGGCTTCCACCATGCGCCGGGTGAATCCGCCGTATTCGGCCTTGTCCACGGCCACGGTGACGGCGTTGCCGTTTTCGTCGGTCGCGCGCTTGGGCAGCGCGGCCACGAAACGGCGGGAAAAATCCTTGAGCCACGTCTCGTCGTCGGCGCGGATCGCGGCCCGCACCGGCAGGCGGACGGCGTACTTTTCGCGGGTCAGGGTGCGGTGGGTCCGTTCCTTGCCGACCGTGGCCCGTTTGCGGACCGGGCGGCCCGTGCGGGCGTACTGCTCGGCCAGATAGGAAATCTCGACGCGTTTCTTGGGCAGGGTGACGCCGTCCTTGTCCGGTTCGACCATGACGGCGCTTTCGGGCAGGCCCGCCGCCGTTGCCGCCGCCCTGATGATGCCGGTGGCGAACTGTCTCACTTGCCGCCCCCGAGAATGCCTACAAGGTGGTCGGCGAGGATGGCGCGGGCCTCCTTGATGTCGTCTTCGGAGATGCCGAGGTATGGACGTTCGGGCATCGTGACGGCGTGGCCGCGTCCGGTTTTGCCGCCGAGCTGGTGGATGCGGGCGTACACGAGGTTGCTGCCCACGACCACCTGATCGGGACTGGCCTCGTAGCCGATGGAACCGCGTAGGCGTCCGGTATCGACGAGCGTCTTGCCGCCTTCCTTCTCGGCCCTCTGGGAAATGGGCCACGGGGTGCCGTCCGGGGCCGTGGACGTGTCGAAGCGCTCCACGGTGGATGAGGTCAGCATCTCGCCGATCTCCTCCATGGCCGCCTTGCCCTGCCGGGACTTGGTGACGGCGGTGCCGAGCATGCGGTCCATGCCGCCCCAGTCCAGCTTGAAACTCGTGCCGCCCATTACCAGCCCCCCATGTCGATGGCCGGTTTGCGGGTCCTGACAATCATGCCCTCCGTCCGGGATTCCTCGCCCAGCTCCTTCAGGCCGATGTCGAGATTGGCCGCGCGGACGGCCTCCAAGTCCTTGACCGCCTGCTTGTACTGGGTCTGGAGCGGTATCCAATCGTTGTTGGAACCGCCTTCGCTGGTCATGAGCGAGGTGATGCCGCCGACCACGCGGTAGGAGACGATGACGGCGGCGATCCGCTTGAGGGTGCCGGGCACGGTGGCGAGCGGCAGCTCGAACCGGGCGCGGAGGGCGTCGTCGATTTCGCCGGAGACGTTTTGGATGGTCTTGGCGACGATGCCGGGCGTCTGCTCCTCGGCGGCGGTCAGGTATGCCTCCAGCACGTAATCGGTCAGGTCGGCTCTTTCGCAGTACACAGGTGCCTCGCATTCGCGTTTTGGACTGGTTTTGAACTGGTTCAACAGGCCCGGCCCGGGGCATCGCCCCTGCCGCCCCCATTGAAGCGGCAGGAACGGTTTTGCGCCCTGGCTGCCGGGCTAGGCCACCGTGGCCCAGCAGATGGACTTCGGCGAACGCGCCGGGAGCGGCTTGGACTGGCCGATGATGCGGTAGCCGTTGCCCTCCTGGAGCTGGGTGGGTTTGGGGAAGAACGGATAGGGCTGGAGCCTAGCGTCCACGTCGTCCAGGGCGCAGTAGATAACCTTGGCGGGCGCGTCCTTGGCATAGGCCACGATTTCGCCGTCCGGCACCTTGGCGTGCATGGTGCCGTCTTTGGGATCGCGGTACCGCTCGGACATTTTGCGGACCTTGTAGCCGCCCACATCGATGGCGCTGCCCTGGATGCCCACGCGCAGCTTGGCCGTGGACTTGAAGTCCTCCACCAGGGCATAGATAGCCGCATAGGCCGTCTTGCCTGCCAGGAATGCAATCTCGCCGCCGTAGCCGCCGTCTTGGATCGCGGTTTCCATGTCCGACAGCGTCGTGTACACGTCCGCCACCTTGACGCCGTCCGCTGTGAGCAGTTTGGCCGGGTCGGCCCGAAAAGGCGCGCCGAATTCGATGACGTAGTTTTCCCAGCCGCCGCCGTCGAGCCGCACGGGCCACGTGATGGTGCCGGTAAGCGCCGTGGCCGCGATGGCCTCGGTGGTGAACCGGCAGGTGTCGCGCAGGTGCGTAATCACGTCGCGCGTCCAGGCGTCCAGGCTGGCCTTCTGGCCCAGGATCATGCGCAGGTTGTTCAGATCCTGACCGGTGATGTCCTTGCTGGGCTTGACCGGCAGGGGTTCGATCATATCCACCTTGGCGCTGCCCGCGCCCACCGGGGTGGACAGGCCGCCGCGCCGGATCACGGGTACGGTCCCTACGATGTCGAGCACGTCGCTGATGCCCACCAGGGCAAAAGGAATCTGGCTGCGGCCGGGAAAACAGGCGTCCATGATGCTGGTTTTGATAGGCGGCAGTCCCTTGAGATGCTGGGCCACGGCCTGGGGCGAAAAAATGCCCTTGAGCTGCGTAAACACGGCGCTCCCTCCTTAGATGGCAAAAATGCCGATGGTTGCGAGTTTTTTGATATCGTCGTCGGCTGCCGCGTCCCCGGCAAGACCGACCTTGAGCAGACCGGCGCGCACCGTGCCGTGCCGCAATACAAAGGCCGAGGATTCCGTGGCCGTATCCACTGGCTCGTCAATGACGCCTGCCGGGGTGTCGGTTTCCGAGGAAACGTACGGGACCAACAGGCTGTTTTCGTCCTCCATGACGATCAGCCCGATGGGGTATTCGCCGTTGCCGCCTTTGACAGCGGCGTTGCCCAGGATGGGCGGATGGTGGGCGGTATGCGCGCGCTCCCCGCCCGCGCTCACGCTGCCGCGATTGCCGGAAATAGTCATGATGCTTGCTCCTTACACGTACTGGGTCAGGTCTTCGGAGGTGGCGTCGTCAATGCCGCCAGCCGGGGCGCTGAACTCGCGGGTCAGGCCGTTGGTCGGAGCCTGGGCCAAAAATCCCAAAAAGTGGTCCAGCAAAGGCCGCTTGCCGTCCCCCTCGCTGAAACTGATCTCCTCGCCCGGGTCCATGGCCTCGCAAAAGGCCAGCACCTGGGGTCTCATTGCGGGCAGCAACTTGCCGTCCGCCACGAGCTGGTCCACACGGGCGGTCAGTTCCGCTGTGCGCCGTTTGGTTTCGGCTTCGGCGAACTCCGCTTCCTTGGCCTTCAGGTCCGCCTGGGCCTGTTCCTTGGCCTGGCGTTCTTCCTTGGCCAGTGCTTCCAGCTCGGCCAGTTTGGTTTTCAGCGCGTCCAGTTGCGCTTGCAGTTCCTTGGGGTCCATGTGTTCCTCCTCCGCGCTGTGCGCCGGGTCCGTATGGTTGATCTGCACGTCCACGGTCAGCCCGCCGTCGGCCTCGACGAACTCCACGCGGCCCAGCCCCTTGACCGCCGGGGGGACTGCTCCAAGCAGGCCAAAATGGCGGATTCGCAGATCAGGGGTCAGGCTGAGACTGCCGTATTTGTAGTCCCCATTATCCAGGGCGCGACGCGCCGTGTCCGTAGGCTGTGCAAACTGTGCCTGCAAAAACTCGCCGCGCTTGCGCAGGGCCGCGAACCAGCCCTGGGCCGGGTCGCTGGACGTTGGATGCCCAAAGACCAGGGGCGGGTCTTCGGTGCGCCGGGCAAAGTTGGAGACGATGCGGTCCAGGTCGCTGTCGGTCCAGGTCTTGGTGTGGCCCGCGCTGTCCGTGTGGGTGCCGATGCGAAAAATATTGATCCATTTGGTGTTCATTTGACTTTTCTCCGTCAGGGGCTTAATTGTTATGCATATCGTGAAGACTGTCGGCGTCCGTATCAGTCCCGCCGGGGTTAGGGATCAGAACTGTACGGAGCTGGCTCAAGGACCGGACTACTTGAGCGATTCACGATAAATCAGTATTCCCGCCCTTTCTTTTTCAGCCTGCTCATAGATGACCTTTTGGCTGCGGTTCGCCCTGGGGGCGAAGGCCGTTGCCCCTGTCCAGTTCCGCCCGAACAGCGAAAACGAGCTGAAGCCGCACACCTCTTTTGTCGATGGCATGCGGAAGAGCCGGATCATGCGCAGGGTGAAGTACATCTTGCCGGTCGTGTCGTGGTCCATGGGCCGCCACCAGACCTCGTAAGGATCCTGGATGGCCCGCGCCAGCAGCCGCATGTAGGGACGCTTGTCCGTCCACGTCGTTTTCCACTCGCCGCTCGTCTTCTCGGTAAACAGCCACTTGCTGACCGTCACCGGGAAACCGTGCACATTGACCACCTTGCTTCCGTTGATGCCGGTGATGCCGAATTCGCCGAGGAAGGCGCGGACGTAGTCCTCGGTCGCCAGTCCCTTCTTGGGCAGCAGGTCGCGTTCCTTCACTACATGGATATGCTTGGGGTCGATGGCCGAGATGGGCGGCTTGCACGGGTCGTCAGCGAAATTTCCGCGCCGACAGAGCGTCGGGACCGGCATGTCCCGCATGCCTTCCATCTCCGCTGGAGAGAGGCCCGCCAGCCAATCCTGGCCCACGTTGGTGCTCCAGCCCTTGTCCGGCATCGGCGTGATGAACGTTTCCATGCCCGTGGCCGGGTCCGTGACTTTGATCCGGTCCGGGATCTCGGTCTGCACGGTCAGGCCACGCGCCTTGACCTGCCGGGCCGAAAACGTGGTCACGGTGCAGCGGCACATAAAGCCATTGGGCGGGTAGAACTGATCCCAGAACGGATGATCATGCGGGTAGACCATGCCGTGCAGGGCGCGGTGTCCCGGGCGGGTGCGCCGGTCCATGACGGCGGAATAGCGCCAGTACGGCCGCGCCTTGGCCGCGCGCTGCATCTGCTGGTAGCGGCCGGTCATGTAGGCGGATTGGATGTTGGTCCGAAAGATGTTTTCCACGCGCCAGGCTTTTTGCCCGGTCCAGCCCTGGTCCTTGATCACGTCGCCAATGCGGGCCTTGAAATCGCGCAGGGTCTCGCCGTCTTCAATGGCCTTGCCAATGGCGGCCTGCACCGCGCCGATCTGGTCCATGCGGGCCAGGCCGGACACAGCAAAGGCCCGGCTGCGGGCTGCCGCGTCCATGGCTTGCAATTCCTTGGCGCTGACCGGGGCTTTGCTCTTCCAATATTGCACGGCCTCAGCAGAGACCAGGGGTTCGACAGTGACGGGCATCAGGCGTCCGCCTCCACGGCATGAGTGCCGTATGCCGCCGCGTTCAGCATGATTCTGGCCAGCAGCTCTTCCAGCTCGTCCTGCTCCGCGTCCTGGCCCAGCAATTCGGCCAGCAGGAGCTGCATGTCCTCCCAGGTTTCCGCCTGCTGCACCGCGTTCTCAATTTGCTTGACCAGCTCGGCGTTGGCTTTGACAGCCTGGGGCATGATCTCGGCCAGGGCCTGGTCCACCACGTCCTGCGCTGCTATGCCCTCGGCAAAGTCGGCATGGTCCGCCGGGCCGTCGGCGTTGGTTTCGCCTTCCAGCTCGAACTCGTCCTCGTCCAGCCCGTACCGGCGGGAAAAATGACACTTTTTGAATCGCACGCCGACACTGTGGAGCTTCTTGTCCAGGTCGGCCTGGGCTGCGTAGTCCTCCGGCTCGGAGTAGGCAAAGACCGGAGCCAGGACGCCCGGCCCGGCGTTCACGTCGCGGTAGGTCAGCGCGATCTCGTTCATGGCGCTGGCCACCAGGAACTGGTCCGCCTCGGCCATGTCTTCGGACACGGAATAATGCGTCTCGCTGGCCGCGCGGCTGCCCGAGCCGTCCATTTCCGCCGTCAGGGTCTGGCCCATGAGCACCTTGGAAATGGCCTTGTCCCAGCGGCGGATATAGGTTTCGTGCTGCTCGCCGCCCTTGCCCGACGCCGTGGCCAGCTCCACCTCGGCCCCGCTGGGCAAGACAGCCACCGCGTCCTGGACCATGGCCGCCAGATCGCCCGCCATGGCTTGCCGTTCGGCGCGATCCGCGTTGCGCGGTGCCTTGGCCAGCACCCAGGGCATTCCGAATTTTTCCAGGAAGCGCGTCAAAAACTCAATGCCGCCGCGCTTGAAAGCCACGGGCCAGAGGCAACGGGAGAGCAGGCGCAGGCCATAGGGGTTCTCGTAGGTTGGAAAATGACGCACGAACACGAACTTGCCCGGCGGCAGGAGCTGCGATGCGGCCCGGGTTTCGCCGCGAAACACGGGGCGGCCCAGATTGTCGAACGCGAACCATTCGCGCGGCTTGGCCACGATGTCCCGCAGGTGGAACGTGCCGCCGCGCGGCTCCCAGAGCAGTTCCAGCGGCGTAAAGCCATAGAACGGCGCGTCCAGCATGGTGGAAAAGACGTTGCGCAGGTTGATGGCTTCCAGGTCGGCCACCAGGGCGTCATGCAGCCGCACGGACTCGGAGGTGGCGGCCTGTCCCTGGGCCTGGCCGGGCGCAAAATCGTAGTCCTGCTTGTTCAGCACGCGCAGCTTGCGGTTTTGCATGGCCATGCAGACCTGGTCGTCAGCGGTCAGATCGTCGAGCACGTCCGCCGGGTCCGCCCGCTTGAGCAGCACCGGGTCCGGGTCGGGCAGCCAGCCCAGGAACGCGCTGAAATTGGCCCCGGCGGTCAGGCGCGTGGCGAACTCGGTGGTCAGGTCCGTGGCGGAAGCCGGGGACGCGGAAAAATCCAGGGGTTGGCCGTGGTGGTCGTAAAGCAAGGGCATGAGTATCTCCGTGTGTTAATAGCCGCGCAGGATGCCCGCCGTGCGGCTTGCTCCGCCGGTGCAGACGTCCCATTCGCCAACGCCGGGCGGGAACTTCCGGGCGGCGTACATCGCCAACACATAAGCGATTGCCGAGTCGCCGTGGCGCTTGCCCGCGTCCTTGCGGTCCGTGGTGCGGGCATCGCGGGGTACCTTGGGTACGCCCTTGATCTTCTTCACGGCCCGTAGATCGTCGAGCACGTCGTCATTTTTCGGGATCAGCACGGAGCGATCCTCCAAGGCGGCCTTGGCCGGGGGCCAGTTCTCCAGGCACCAGGAATCGGAAAAGTGGACCTGTTCGATGATCTCCGCGCCGAACTCCTGCCGGGCGCGCTCGGCCAGGAAGGAACCGTTGCCGCCTTTGTCCAGCGCGCCGCCCGAGAGACGCGGCAGGCGGCCCCCCACGTAAAACAAGGCCTGCTCCTGCTGGGCGAACGGGCAGTCCCGCAATTCCAACAAAAACGGCGTTCGGTAGGTCAGGCCCGGCGCTTCCTGGAGCGGCCAGATGTCGGTCAGGTCCACGTCGCGGCCAAAATCCTCGCCGAACCAGCTGGGTTTGTCCGGCAGGTTCGCCAGGATTGGGCGTAGCTGCGCCTCCAGCCAGTCGCGCATCTCCCGGTGGCGCTGCTCGTCCGGCCAATCCACAAAGTCCTTGGCCGGGGGCGTCCAGCGGATCACGGGAATGGCCGGGTCCATGCAGGCTTCAATGGTGGTGCGGATGAGATAGGCTCCGCCGGATTTGGAGGGGATGCAGTCCAATTCTTCATCGGCGCTATCCCCGTACAGCGCATACGTGTCCGCAATGAATTTCTCTTCAGATTCCCTTGACCATTCTTGCCCGAGCTTGCGGCATATCCGCCGGAAAAGTCCGTTCGCCACCGCGTCCCGAAAGGTGACGCGGTGAACCACGGCACCGGGTATTTTGCCGGCTCGTATGTCCTGGATCAGTTGGTTGAATTCGTTGTCATCCCCGTTGTGCGTGCTGATGACACGCACAACCGCGCCCCAGATGACCAGGGCCAGGGCCGCTTTGAGCAGTTCGCCCAGATTGTCCACAAAGGCGGCCTCGTCAATGACCACCTTGCCTTGCTTGGACCGTAGAACGCGAGGGTGGGAGACCAATCCGGTCACGCGGTGGCCAGAATCGAAACGAATACGATACACGGTACAGGCCTTACGCTCGTCACCGTCCATAAATATTTCTTCGCTTTCCTCAACATCCTCGGCAGCTAAGTCATAAATTTTAGCCCAAAATGCAGTATCCTTGACGAATTGTTCCGTCATTTCCTTATTGTAGGAAACGTACCAGACATCCATTCCCCCATCTTGGGGGGATTTCGCAGCAAGAAGGGCGTCATCTGCCGCTTCGCCCCAGGAGATACCGGTGCGACGTCCCTTTTCCATCACCGCGAGCGGCGCGGTTTCCTGGTTCCAGCCAATCTGGTGGGGCAACAGGATAGGTTCCGTCACTTTTTATACCCCAGCAATTCTTCAATTTTTCTATTCAGTTCAGCAGAAGACCCCTTGGGACCGTCTCTCTTTTCGTCCGCTTTCGGCTTCATTCCCGCCACCAGCTCCATGGCCTTGGCCACATCCTGCACAGCCCGGAAATCCAAGTCCTCCAGGCTTTGCAGCAGCCGGTTCAGCTTGAGTTCCACGGCTTCTTCCAGCGCGGCCACCGCCTCTTCAGGGGTGCGGATCTCGCGCAGCTTGCCCTGGGCGGCGGTTTCCAAAAGCTGTCCGGCCTTGGCCGCCTCGGCCTGCCGCATGGCAAGGCTTTCCAGGCTGGCCACCGCAAAACCGGTTTGCGCATCCTTGGACTGGATCAGCTTCTTCAGCATCACGGACCGGGCCAGGATGGTGTCGGCCTTGAGGTCCGCCTCGGCCTGGGCCAGTTCCGCCCGCTTATCGCGCCAGCCGTATTTTTCGCTCCAACGCTTGAGCGTGGACGCGGATACGCCGGTTTCCGTGGCCACCTGCGCAAAGGTCAGGCGTGCCACGCAATACAGTTCCTGCGCCTGCCAGACGGTTTCCGGCGGGTATTCGCGGCCCTGGCGCGCCATCAGAGTTCGCCCGCCAGTTCGCCCGGGGACGGACGTTTCACGCCCGGCACCGTGGCGCGGCCCCGGGCCACGTCCTCGCCACGCTCGGTCAAGCGGGCCACCAAACAGCCGCCCGAGGGCGCAAGCGTGACCAGCCCCTGTTCGGCCAGCCAGGAAAGCTGCGTGCGCACGCGGTCGCGGCTGGGCGCAAAGCCGTATCTCGTGACCATGTCCCGGATCAGGCTGTCGTTCAGCGCGTAGTCCGCGTCCTCGGCCAACAGCCGCAGGATGGTGATGCGCTGATGCTCCGCCACGAGCTGGTCGTAGTCATAGCTCATTTGTGTGCGCCTCCATTGAGCAAATAGTCCTCATGCCGCCCCACCACTTGCTCCACGCGGCTGACCACCTTGCCCAGGCCGTCAATTTTCTCCACCGCCACCTTGAGGTCGCCGCGCAGGCCCGTGATGGACAGGGCCAGCTCATGCAGCGCGCTTTCGCTGGGGACGCTGGCCAGGCAGGTTTCAATCTGGCCCACGCGCTGTTCCAGGGCGGCGGAATCCCGCCGCAGATCGTGCAGCAGCTTGATCAGCCACCCCACAATGGGCAGCACCACGATCTGGACGATCCGCAGGATGATGTCGATGGTGGGCAAATCCATCAGTCGCGCCCCTTGCCCGCACGGGTCAGGCGGTCAAACCCCTTGGCTGTCATGCGGTCGCCGAACCACCAGGTCACGGCCGTGACCGTGAGGTACAGCACCGTGCCGATCACCTGGGCCAGCAAGGTTTCGGCCTGGGCCGGGGAAAGGGTCACGCCCTGGGCGTCCAGCACGCGCCAGGCCTGGACCGTGACCCAGGTGCTCACGCCGAGCAGGTAGGCCGTGATGCCGGGCCGGGCCAGCCCCTTGAGGGTGTCCACCAGCCCGAACAGCAGGCAGATCAGCACGCCCACGGGCTGGGCCAGATACGCTACCCAGCCCTGGGCCGAAAACATGCGCTCCATGAAGCTCTCCAGGAACACGTTGGCGTTTCCGGTGCGCTGGCTGGTGGTGAAGGCCTTGACTTCCTCCAGAGCGACCACGCCTTCCACCTGGGCCGTGGTCACCTTGATGTTCGCCTCGGCCTCGGCCAGCATGGCCTGGCTTTCCGCCCCGACCATGGCCAGCTCGTGCGCGCGGGCGGCCTTCTTGTCCTCAATTTCCAGCGCCTTGACCTTGCGCTGGTTATAGCCGGACCAGATCGTGCCGATCAGGCCCGTGATGCCGCCAAGCAAGACGTCCAGCATCTTAATCTCCTTGTTGGATGGTCAGTTGCAGGGGGATGCCGCTGGTGGCGGCCATGAAACGGCGCACCGTGGCGCGGGAGACCAGCACGGCGCATTGACCTTGGAGCGTGCCGCGCCGGGAGCCGAGCAGGATGCAGCCCTCCACGTTGCTCATGAAGCCGAGGGAAACGTCACCGGCCAGGTTGCCGGAGTGGATCAGGATGTGTGTGCGGCCCGGCACGGCCTGGACGTGGTACACGCGCCCGAAGCGCGGTGATTGGGCCACGACGCAGGTGTATGACCCGCACGGGATGCAGGACACGCACGGCTCGTTGCCACGCCAGGGCAGTTCCAGAGTGAAGCAGGTGAAGCCGATGTCCGGGACCACAAGGCGGCCCTCGGTGCCTTGGTCCGTGCTTGGTTCACGGATGAGAATGGCGGGAAGTGCGTCCACGAAATGCTCCCTGTTTGGTTTTCAGGGAGCAGAATAGCGGGGATGATGGCTGGGTTCAGAAGGGGGGGCGCGGCATGCAAACAAAAAAGCACCCGCTGGCGGGTGCTCTGGAAGGGGTTGGGCTGAGGGATGGATTATTCGGCGAGGCCTTCCTCGACATAACCACGAAAAGTTCGGGTATATTGGTTTTCTTGCCCATGACTGCGCATGTACTCCATGCCGAGCTGCCGGAGATATCCGGCAGAGGACGCCAGATTCAAGGAATACCCTTTTTTAATGGACATTTCACCGTCGACCTGCTGCACCCGTTGAAGCCAGCTGTGCGTATAGGGGAGTCCTGTCCCGAATCCTTTTTGATGAAAAACGGGATCATCCTTGAACGCCATGAGCTGGGCATAGAGTTCGCGCACGGCCTCGCGGCTGGCTGCAATGCGTTCCGGGGAATGCTTTACAATGACGGGTGCCTGTTTTGCCGCTTCAGCGCGGCGCGGCGCGTATTCCTTGTCCGCGATTTCGGCCTCGGCCTTAAGTTGGTCCAGATAGACGTCCGCTTCGTCCTTAGGCGCAAAAGCGGTTCCCAGAATAAAAAAAATAATCATGGCAGGAAGATAGATGCCGAGCGCCCGGATACGGGTACGTTTTTCCCTGGGGAAAAAAGGCAAAACAAATCGGGGCAGGATGGCACCGACAAGCGCGGCAAGAAATGAGAGTACACCGAACAAGGTCAAGAGATTCTGCATGATGGCCTCCGTTACCAGTCAATACGTTTCATTTCATCGATAACAGATTCCGCTGTGACGCGGAAGGGGTTGTCCACATGGCGGATGAGTTTTCCCTCGTACGCCAGCGCGTACACCTTGCGCGGACTGACGGACAGGCAATACGCCGCTTCGTCCGCCCGGAGGAACGACTTGGACGCCAGCATTTCCGCCGGGGAAATAGCAAATTTGCCGGTTGATTCAGGACGAGCTGAAGGCAACATGACCTGAAATCCATGCGGGGTTTTGGGGGTGCATCGCTTATTGCAGCCGAAACAATACAAGATAGGCCACTTGCAAATCCAGTAAGCTTTTCCAGGATCTTTGCATTTCAATTTATTGTACACACTGGGCAGGATTTCCCCCTGATACGGGCGAAACCCTTTACCGTACAGGTCGGCGAATTCTTTCAGGTGTCGCGCAGTCATTTTCACAACCTCCTGGACAATCAACTTGAGAAATGTGCAGCACGGCCCGCGCCTGATCCCGGAACAGCTCGTCACAACGGCTGCACGGCCTCTGCTCGTCGCATCGTGCGCAGGCCACGCTCTTGATGGCCCGGAACGCCTTGGCCTCCAGTCCCGTCTGTCCGTTCAGGGCGTCCCGGATGCGCGCGGCCTGCCGCTCCACATCGCCGGGGTAGCGCCCTGCCAGGACCATGTAGACCGTGGCCCGGTTGAGGCCCGTGACCGCGCGGCAGAAGGCGTGCACCGTGCCGTACCGGGCCACCACTTCCCGCCGCAACGTGGCGATATCCGGCTCAGACACCTAGAGGCACTCCGGGTTCAAGCCCTTCTGCTTGCACCGGTTGTGCAAGTCTTTGGCCAGGGTCTGGAGCTGCCCCTGGTCCTTGAGCCACAGGAACTTGTCCACCTTGAACTGACGGGCGCACCTGGCGTCCAGGCTGCTCATTTGCCAGCCCAGGGCGTGCCACATGGCCGCGATCAGCCGCTTTTGCCGGTCGAAATGCACACCGTCCGGCACTTCGTAAAAATTGGTCCGGGGCTTTGGCGCGCGTTTGCGGCTGGAGGTGAACACCGCGCCCAGGGCCGCGAAATGCCGCACCAGCTCGTTCAGCTTGAGGAACGGCAGTTTCCCGGCGGATTCCACGTCAAAGCGGTCCAGCAGCATCTGGCGGTAATCGTCGTCGCTCATGCCGAGCTGCTTTTTGGCGATGTGGACCTTGGCCAGCAGGGACCGGCGGCTTTCTGCGGGGCTGCTCATGGTTTTTCTCCTCTGATACGGATGCCCTGGATCCCGATGACCGCCCAGCAGCCGGAGGTGACAAGCATGGACAGCGCCCCCAGGCGCGTGCCGAGCGTGGACATGGTCAAACCAAGCACCCACAGCAAGGCCGCGTTGCAAAACGATGTCAGGGCGGGCGGCTTGGGCGCGCCGGGCCGCAGCGTCGGCACCAGGGCCACGGCAAACGCCCAGCCCACAGCGGATATCACGTAGTCTTGCCAGATCATGACTCCCTCCGGTCACGGCGACCGTCCTTGGTCATCCCCAGGCGTTCGGCCTGCTTCATGATTGCGCGTTGCTTGTCCGCGACGGTGTTGTGTTCCAATTGGCGCAACACTCTTTCCAGAGTGTCCACATCGTTCATTTTTGCCAACAATGTCGCCGCAAAATGGACTAGGCTGCCTTTGCTGCAACGGGTCAGCCGCTGCCTGATTTCGGATACCGTCGTATTCGGCATGTTGTTCCCCTTGGCTGCTCATCAGGCCAGGGCCGCCACGCCCCGGCGACCGCCCCGCAGGGCGGTTTCGCTATCGTTCGTCGCAGTCGGCGGCTCCGCCGATCTCGCAAAGGATCCGCTCAATCTCGCTAGCCTCGTCCTCGGCGTCTTCGATACCCAGAGACTCCAGGCTGGCCACAAACTGGGCGTGGTTGCTCTCCAGGTACTCCAGGATGTTAATCGCTTGATCGACCCGCAGCTCCGTCATTGCACCGCCTCCTTGAGCGCCCTGGCCGGGCGGAATCGGATGCGCCGTCCGGCCGGGATGTCCACGGCTTCGCCAGTCTGCGGGTTGCGGCCCTGGCGGGCCGGGCGTTCTTTGGTTTCAAACGTGCCGAACTTATGCAGGCTCACGCGCCCGCCCCGGGTCAGCTCCGCAGTGATCTCCTCCAGCACCGCTTCCACCGCGAGCCGAGCCTCCATCTCCAAGCACACCGTGCTTTGGGCAACCGCAGCCACCAATTCTTTTTTGGTCATGTCGATCCTCCCGGATTTCCTATGGTGCGGATTCGTCCAGCGCGTCCGCGTTGACTTCGATAAAGAATTCATCTTTGACCACCCGGCGCATGCCCACGGCCTCGAGCCGTTCCTCGGGCCATTCCCGCAGGGCTTCCTTGTCCACGCTTTCCTTGACGCGGACCGCATCCTTGATATTCAGTTCTTTGAGCCGCTCCAGGACCATGCCGAGCGTCACCTTGGCAGCGGTCAAGAGCTTGGTGGACTTACGGAATCCATACGCCCCGAACGGGGTTTCCACACTGCGCTTGCGGCTGAACAACTCGCCCTTGTTCAGCTCGCCGAACGTGCACAGCGCGCCTTCCAGCTCCTTGCGCCGGGCCTGGAGCGGCTCCATTTCTGCCCGTGCATTTTTCTTGATCTGGTCCATGGCCTCCTGGGCGTCCAGATCAATGGCCGCAACCTCCCGGCTCAACGACGCCAATTCATGCATGGCCGCCTCGGCCTGCTTGACGTCCGCAATGATCCGGGTTCTGGGTTTCAACCTCGCCACAACATCCTCCTATTGCACGGTTTTCTTCCCGCCGCCGCGTATGCTCGCGCAAAGCAGCACCACAGGGGCGGAGGTTTCCAATTCGGCCACGCGTTCGCTCTCGCAAAGAATCGTGTTGCAATGTTGCGTGGCCTGGGCCATGTCCTCGCTGCTCATGCCGCGCTGTATCAGCGCCTTCAGCTCCAGGGCCGCGCTGCTGATGTTCCGGCTGATCGGCCCGACCGGCGCGCGCCAGGAGCCGTTACCCGTCTTTCGACTCATTCCGTCCATTGTCGCCTCCTTCGATTTCACCGCCAAACCGGGCCAGGATGGTCCGGCACTCTTTTGCGATCACTTTCCGGGCTTTGGCACCATAGAGATCGTCCTCAAAAAACACGCGGGCCATGCGGCTCATGGCCTTGCGCTCCGCTTCGAACGGCGGGGCAATGCGCCTGGGCGGGTATGGCGTGCTGCGCGTTTCCCGCCCCTTCGCCGTCAGAGAGAAAAGCAGCCGCGTACCGTCCTTGCCGTTTTTGCGAATGCAGTTTTCCGTCAGCAAAAACCGGCAGTAACGGTTCACAAAACTGATTTCCACGTGCGATACCGCCGCGATTTCGGAATACGAAAATGTCCCCTTGCTGGCCCGAATCGCGCGCCACATCCGTTGATACCCTGGGGCGGAGCGGCCGGGACGGGCCTTGGAATTGTACCGATATTCCCCGCGTCCCGTGCGTTCCAGCTCGTGCCGCCGGACCATTTCATTGAGCTGCCGCCGGACCACGGCGCGTTCGGCGTCGCACTCCACGTCCAGTGCGCGGTAAACCAGGGCATTGCTCAACGCCAATTCGCCGTTGCGGGACAGCCCCTGCACCACGGCGCGGAGGTGGTCCATTTGCGTGGACTTCATGCCCGCCCCCGGATTCCAGCGGTTTCAAGCGTTTTAACGTCTACGTCATCGCACTGCTGGGCTTTGGCATAATCTTCCAGCCTGAGCAGAAAGCCAAAGACCATGCGAAACGATCCGCCCGCGATCTGCGCGAGGCGGTGCGCCGCTTCCGGAGTCAGGTGCAGGGCCGCAGCCTGGTGGGCAAAGAGCAGGCAGTCCTCGGCGCTGACCGACTGGAAATCCACCACCTGCGTCACGCGTGAATAGATACGCCGCCGGGCATGGAGCCGGGGATAAAGTCCCTCTTCCCCGATCAGCAGCACCGGGCAGCCGGTCATGTCATGAATGTCCCGCAAGTCTTCGATGCGACCGATTTGCAGGCGGTCCGCTTCGTCAACAATGATCACCTGGGGAGTGTCGCCAAGCTGACGCATCAGGCGTTGCCTGCAACGTTCCACGCCCGTGGGCCGGTCCCCGGTCAGCTCCCAGGTCAGGGATTGCATGAAGGCATGTTGGGTCCAGCCTTCCATGGCACGGAGGAATACGCCGCCGTTTACGGCATGCCATTCCGTCGCGGCCATGGTTTTGCCGCGTCCCGCCTCGCCCTGCACAACGCCGATGCCCGGTTGCCCGCGCTCGGTGTCGGTCAACACCGACATGGCCCGGCGCAACGCCCCGACGTTATGTGTCTCAATGAATACGTCCCGCCGCATGGCTATCCTTCCTCCTTTAGTTGGCACAGGCGTTTACGCCGTACAGCACCCGAAGTTGCCGGAAGCGTTCGCCTGTGTGTTCGCGATATTCGTCCGAGGTTTCGTATTCCCGCATGAAGATCCGGTCCGTTTCCGAAATGGGCTGACCGTCACGCACCGAGGTAAAAAAACACCACTCATACCGGTCATACGGGCTGGAGAAGAAAGCTGGCCGGCGCACCTGGTTGCCGACAGATTCCAAGGCTTTCTGCCGCACATTTTCCAAACGCTGGCGGTCCGCTTTGGTCAGCTCAGACCGGGGCGCTTGCTTCGGCTTGGGTACCGCTTTGATCGGCGCTTTTTCCCGCTGCATCCAGGGCAGTTGTTCCAGGGCGTTGCACGGAGCGCCGTCCAGGGCATCGGCTAGGCGCAAGGTGGATTGCTTGAGCGATTTTTGCCGCTTGTTCTCCTCCTGCACCTTGAGCAGGTCCAATTCGTCGCCGAATTGCCGGGCAAGCGGGTGGATGGCTTCAGTGGGACGCGCCGTGCCGATCTTGCGTCCCTCTTCGTCATACAGATGCACTTCGGACAGGTCAGCCCAGCTGTATTTGGCCTGGAACGGCTTGTTCAGGCCATAGAGTGCGTCGGATTCGTAGCGGATGCCCGCGATGGTGAATCCGCAACGGTCCGGGCGCTTGACCAGTTTGGACATCAGGAAATGGCGGTTCAGGTCTTCCAAGGGAACACCATCACCGCGTCCGGCGCTGAGCACTTCCAGCGGCCGCTGGCCCCCCATGCCCCGGTGGCGCTGCTGTCCGTACCAGCCCACAAAGGCGCGGAAAATCGCCGCTGCGTCCTCTATGCGCGGTGTCCAATCCGAATGACGCGCCTGGTGCCATTTCTCATTTCGCTTGGTCCAGGCGGGTTTGTCCGCGATGGATGCGCCGCTGTAACTATTGATCAGCCGGGCGCACTGTTCATTGAAGGTGCGAAAAAAGCGTTCCACGATCTTGGTACGCGCCTCGTAGGGGCGGGAGAATTGCACGGCAATGCCCAGACGCGCATACAGGCCATTGAACTCTCCAAAATCGGCATCTGTTTTTGTGAAATATTTCGAACGAAACGCCTTGCCGTTGTCGATGTAGACGCAGCGTGGATATTGGCCAAGATTCTGGATAGCCATTTTCAGAGCGGCACTGATGGCCTGCGTATTTTCCGAGGGCATGATCTCCCACCCGACCGGCATGTGGCTGCGCCAGTCAAACCAGCAGATCAGCGTCATACGCGCCGGTTTGCCCGTGGTGGGATGCAGACAATTGAAGTTCAGCACATGACCGTCGCAGAAAAGCACGTCGCCCACGGAAAGCAAATCCGTATTCCGTGCGATGTACGGACCCACGCTGTCCTTAAGGGCTTTTTCCCCCTCACGCTTGAGCACCACGAGGTCATGGTGCGTCGTGTCAAACCGCTGGGCGAACCGGCGAAACGAAGCATAGCTCGGCACGGGCAAGCCGCGTTTGAGCAGCACCGCCTCGGTCGCTTTATAGGCGAGTTGAATGGACGGCTTGTTGGGCGTGAGCCATGTGGTGAGAAAAATTTGCTCCGCTTCCCGCCCGATCTGGCCGCAGCCTTTCTTCCCGCCGCGTTTCCACTTGCCGCGTCCGTCGCAAAGCACGGTGTAATCGTCCGCATGGTCTCGCAGTTTCTTGTCCCAGCGATACAGCGTCTTATCCGAAATAGTCCCCAGGACTTCAAATGGCGTGGGCAGCAGTTGCCCAGAATGATACGCGGCTAAAAATGCCTTTGTGGCAGCCCCCTTCCCCTGGGCGGCTCCTTTTGCCGTAAAGGCGCGCCACTCCAACACCAGCCGATACCGGGCCATGCCGATGCGGTGCGCCCAATCAGGGATCACCACGCCAGGGAGCGCGGGTGGAACACTTTTGGATTCCTGCTTCGCCTCACGGACAGCCAGAGCCGTTTTGACATCCCCCGGCAACCCCGACGCCAACCACTCATATCCGCCCCCACGCCCGGACCGGGACCGCGAGGGCCAGTCCTCGCGCCTTGCACGGCTAAGCAGTGTAGCCTTGGCGACCCCCAGGGCTTTTACGATTTGCTTTGTGGTGTATGCGTCTTTCATATCGGTGTAACTCGGTTGTAGGCTCCGGCCCCTTCTGCTATCGGTTTTCTGTTTTCACGTATCCAACTTCAAACAAAAGGGGCCGAGAAAATGAAGAATTCAAACATCCATGATCTTGTTATTGTTAACGAAGATTCCAAAACCATTCATTTAGGGTCAGGCATTAGCGGGAGTTGTAATCTCTGCAAGATGGAATCTGACGCTCACAAGCTGTATGTTGTTGAAAGTAATAATGATCTTACTCATGCTTTGAAGAGGCACGAGTCGCGCGGCTACCGGAAATGTGGTCACTGCTTTGATGGTCAGTCCCTTCCGGAGACAATACTAAGACACCTTTAAGAATCTTGTGGTAGCAGCGTGCTACGGTGAGAACCTGTCCCGGATTATCGGCACTCATGAGAATGGCAACGATCCCAGCAACGGCCCGTTGGTCGGCAGTCATTTCGACCACGGGCCGTGCTGCTTCCCGCAAGGATTCCAAGACGTCGAGATGCTCATCAAGGGACTCAGGATCAAATTGAGATTTCATTGCTTTCTCCCTTTTGCGGGCAACTCCCGCAGCTTTTTGACGTTCACGCTCTGACGAACCCCGTAGCCGTACACATCCACATAGGTGGCCGTACCGCCATTCCCGAGCCGCACCGCGTACGGAGCGCCCTTGCACATCACGCTCGTGAGCTGCATTTCCCCGCCAATCTTGCACCAGAGCAGGTACCGGCACCCGGCTTTTATTCCTGTCTTGGCAGGACGTTTGAGTCCCATGGTCGTCATTACGCCACCTGCTTTTTATCCTGTTCCGGCAGGTCAATAAGGTCATTCGGCAACCCGAGGTATCCGGCCGGACATCCTAGCTCCAGCAATGTCTTCAGTACCCGTCGGTTGTTCACTTGCCCCCGTACGGTCCGGCTCACAATAGAGTGGGCGCGCAGGCCTGCCCGTTCAGCAACGTTCGCGTAGGTCAGTCCCCGCTCATCCAGCCATTCCTTGATGCGCCACGGGCGCCGAGCACGCCCTGTGGCCGCGGCCGCGCACTTGTTCACGTTCACGCTCACGCTCATTAAAGATCAGCCTCCAGTTTACGTTTTAGTTTCTTGGCCTCACGCTCCGCCAGGATTGCTTTTCCGTAGTCGCGCATTTTCCGGTCCTCAGCGGTCATCACCTCGCACCCCATGGCCTTCAGCATGGGTTCCAAAGGACGGATGTCCCTGGTCGCCAGGCAGAAGACCATGAGGGCGGGGAGAGAGGGTGGATGGTCCCGATCCGCCGGAGCAAGCCACTTGTCCAGCGTGGCCGTCTTGACGCTCTTGGCGTTCCCGCGGCTCAACTTGACCCCGGCGGATCGGGATATTTCGGTCATGCGATCGGCGATCAGGTCGCGGGACAACGTGGGGTGCTCGGCCGCCACACGAGCCATGGCCGCCCTTATGATGGGCAGCAGGCTGGCGAGCGCGGCAATTGCCGCGTCATCATCGCATTCGTGGAAGAGAGAGAGCTGCTTCACGTCACCGTCCGCTGGTCTGCTCGTTACCGTCCAATTTGCCGCATTGACCGTTTGCGTGAGCGGGTGCTAAATTGGGTTTGTGTGTGATTGTTTTTATTGCCGCCCACGGCAATATGATTATTGGTTTAGACAATTATTGTCAACGGTTTTTCCTAAACAGAATTGATTTTTCCAAACTAATTCTATCTGGTCGAAATCAATACCAATATCTATTGCTGTTGGCTAAACAGTTGGGTGAACAGTATGGAAGACGAACTGTTTAGTTTTGGAAAAACAGTAGAGCGCCTAAAAACGGCTACGGGTACACAAACAGATAGTGCCCTTGCGGAATGTCTCGGCATAACGCAAGGCTCTTTGTCCGGTGCGAAGACAAAGGGGGCAGTGCCACCCAAGTGGTTGATCCGGGCGTCTAAAGATTTTTCCGTTAGTCTGGACTGGCTTTGTTATGGTGTCGGCCCAATGAAACGAGACGGTACGCGAGAGCTTGTGGGCGACACTAGAGCAACAGCGTGTCCTCGATGCGAAAAGCTGGAGGGCGAGCTGGTCAAGGAACGCGATCTGAACCGCGAACTGATAGTCGAGAACCGGCAGCTATGGAAAGAGAATGGAGATCTGCGTGTAGAACTGGAGCGAGCCAAGGCCCGCGCCGCACCACCTGCGACGCCTGAAGACGCCCAAAATTGCGCTTGATCAGAGGGAGAGGACCGAAAGGTTAACAAAGTTCGCCGTTAACATATCTATATATGTATGCAATCAAGACTTTAACGGATTGGCGAAAACAAAAAGGCGGCCGGTATCCCAAGACGTTTTCCATGCATGTTGACGAAAACGCCTGAAATCAAACGTAACCCCCTGTTCATTTTTGTGAATAGGGGGTTCTTCTTATGGAGAAGATATTTACCCATTGTTTCGCATATCTATTAGAAACTTTTTTCTAACTGTTTCAAATTATTTAAAATAATTTTTTAAAAAATGCTTGCATTTTGTGACAACATCTTGCATACTGTATCTGCGAGCGGGGGATAGGCCCCAACGACAATCAACAGGAGACCACGCCATGACCACCGACTACGCAACCATCAACGCCAATGACTACGCCCCCAATGTGCCTACCAGCGAGCTGGCCGCCCGCGCACTTAGGCGTTACAATGACATGGAGCGTGGGGCCAATGCCCGCCGCGAGGTCTACGCTCAGGCTGCTATCGATGCCATCAGCGCCATTGACTCGCCAGATTGCGATAATTTTCGGGCAGCCGTGGGGACGATGGACAACGTTAAGCTGGTGGACACGGTGGCCAATGTTGTCTACCGCGTGGCCGATGGGCACCTGGACGACAACGAGCTGGCCAACCTGATTGCCAGGACGTTTGCCGCCGCCGTGTTGACCGCAAGCCGCAACATCTAACCGCAACAGCCAAGGAGAGACACTATGCAGACCAAGCCCAATGCACCAATCATCGCGGACAACACCCCCGAGCGGCAACTCTTGACCGCGGCCATGCGCCACGAGCTGGGGAGTTGGCCGGAGTGGCGGCCTATCGCAGGTCAGCCCCTGCCGGACGGCACCGAGTACGACGGCCCGGCCGAGTACCAGATCAGTGACGTCAACCTGAGAGATGACTGCGCAACGTTTGGCGCAGTCCTGACCGTGCGCACCCCGTCGGATGACGCCCCCCTCTTTGGCGCAGGCCAAGGCTATGCGACGCAGCGCGAGGATATCTTGCTGACATTGGTGGTCGGTATTGACGACAGCGCAGCAGGCTTGCCCGGGTATAGGGTCATGATCGCCCATGACCCGGAGAGCTGCACCCCCGTCCTGCGCCAGGACGCGGACCTGCTCAACGAGCTGGGGAGCAACATGGTAATCAAGGCTGATTACCTCTAAAAAGCGAAAGACGAAGGAGAAACTTAACTGATGCCGACCATAACAATCCGAAACATCGGCGAACGCACGGTCAAGGCTCTTAAGCGCCTGGCCAGGGAGCAGGGTATCCCATACAACTCAGTAGAGGAGTTGTTGCGTCGGGAAATCGACAGCATGACCCAGCAGCGCGCGACCCTGCCAATCAAGCTCTACATGGCCCCGGAACTTCCCCGTCACTACGTGGCCGAGCGCGAGGATGGGAGCCGCTGGCTCATTCTTTCAACCACGACTGGCCGGCAAGCATGGGCGTCAGCCCGCGAGTACAGAGGTAAATACGATTTGGAGCGGCTGCCGGATTACATGGCCAAGTTGTACATGCCCGAGGAGTAACCCGTTGGCCGGGCGCCTTTTCTCAAATTGCTTGCAAACAAGAGCCTATTTTTGAGGTATCTTTCTCATCTTGATTTTTCGCCCTTTCCCGCTTTCGCAATAACGACGAATCCCGCGTCTGTCCTACGTTCGTTCCACTTTCGTCTCATGTTATCGGGGTGCCTGGCCGTTTCTCAAGTCATCTGCCCCCCTACAGTAGCTCCGCCCAGCGGGTAGTATACCGACGGGAAAGATGCTCCTGCCGCATGTGCCACGCTTTGGGCCCCAGACCGTCTCCGGCAAAGCGCAACGCTCCCCGGCCAAAGCGTCCGTTGACTCCGTCCAACACACGCATCAGTTCTTCTTGTCGGCAGACTTCGGAGGCATGCCCGTACTCGTCAAAGCTTCGCTGACGTTGCCCCCGCGGGATCAACTCCAAAAACAGCACCCCCACCTTTTGATACAAGTAACCCTTGCGGTAAATCTTCCGCAACAAATCCAAAGCGGCTCGTTGCAGCAGCGGTGTGTAGGCCGTGGGCGTGGGCAACGAAAAGACTGCGCTGCCCGAGTATTGAGGTTCTTCCACAAACCGGTTGGTGGCCAGAAATACCTGTACAACACCCGCCTCCAGCCTTCGGCCTCGTAATTTTTCCGCTGCCCGCTGCACATAGGCGCAAAGAGCCTCCTCCAGCGCGGCAGCCTCGCCGATACGAACGCCAAAGGAGCGCGAACAGGTCACGCTTTTGGCGGCTGGTGGGTGCTCCTGAAAGGCAATGGCTGGAATCCCTTGAAGCTCCAAAGCAGTATGCAACCCCGTGATGCTCAGTTGACGGCGAACCCAATCCCTCGGACGACGCACCAGGTCCAACGCCGTACGCACATTATAACGTGCCAGCCGGGCGGCGTT